TTGTCAAGGATATTACGTCTATCCCCGCCGCCGACGTTGCGGAGGTGAGGCACGGAAGATGGATTTTTGAACCTGGGAAAATTCCGTATTGTTCGGAGTGCAAAGAGTACAGCGACGATGGAGACAAGGGCGCTACTTTCTGCCCGTGGTGCGGCGTTCGCATGGACAAGGAGGCCGAGCATGAATAAGTGCTGCGCTACCTGCGTGTGGTGGGACGGAGACCGCTTTTGTGATTGCCCTGACAACGGGGTGTTTTTAACACATGGAAATGACACCTGTGCCAACTGGAAAGCTGAGGAATGCGCCACCTGCGCCTGGTACGAAGACTTCCAGGGCGTGTGCTGTAACGGAGACAGCCCGCACCGTGCCGACTTCACGGAGCCGGATCAGCGGTGCAGGGAGTGGGAGAGGAAGGAGGACGGCCGTGAAGTTTCGGAGTAAGACGGGGGAAGTGCTTAGATACCGGGATATTATTCCTGTACTTTGCAAAAGCGGGTGTGATAACTGTCCGATAATAGCGGACGTTCTCAAACACGATAACCAGTCATGTCAGGCGTGGATACTCAATCATCCCCACAAAGCCGCACGCCTGATGGGCTATGAGGTGGTGGAGGAAATGCGAGATCCGCAACTAAATGAGGGAGAAATGGATAAAGAAATGGAGAAAAACCATTTTTCTACCATTAAGGAGGAGGCCAACATGGACAAGCTGAGAATTTGTGAGGTGCTGGGGGTTGAGGTGGACGAGGTATGGCACGTCACTGGAAACGATAATGCGATTTACAGAATAAGTGGTGGAGTCGCGTTAGAATATGCCATACCAAAATGCTATGAAGATGGGCATGGAGAATGGCGTCAGAGCGACACGGTCCACTTGATTGATATTATCAACCACCCCGACCGCATCATCCGCAAGCCCCGCTGGACGGAGCAGGAGGTGGAGGACGCAAAGGCCGTCAGACGTGTGTTTGGGCGGGATGGGGTCATTGAGCGTTATAACAAAGCAATGACAGAGCCATACAGCAACCTCGTTTTTGACCACCTGTATATAAATGAGGACTTGTTCCCCTCCCTCCGCCCAGGCGAATCCGTCAAGCTGGAAGAGATCATCGGAGGTGCGGAATGAAAGAGCCGTGTAATAGTTGTCGGATAGCAAAAGATTGTTTGGCATCAGGATATATTAACGGGCCATGCGTAGATTTTAAGCCAATCGAAAAAGATGACCAGCAAGCCAAAGCAGACGCAGGGAAGCCTCGCCCCACGCTTACTCCTGTTAGTCTAATCGACGCTGTGACGGCGGTCCGTATGTACGGGAACGCAAAGTATCACGACCCAGAGAACTGGCGGCAGGTGGAGCCGCAACGTTACCGGGATGCACTCTACCGGCACTGGCTGGCCTATCTCAAGGGGGAGAAGTGCGATCAGGAAAGCGGCCTACCTCACCTGTGGCATTTGGCTTGTAATGCGGCATTTTTGATTGAGATGGAGGGCAAAAAGTGAGAGAGATCCTTTTCAAAGCCAAGCGGCTGAATGATGGCGAATGGGTGGAGGGAAACATTGTGTATGTCGCGGAAGATGCCGACTTTATGCCTGGAGCGTATATTCTACCGCGGCTAGTATCGGCCAGTGCGGCCCCGCCCACAAAAGGTATCATGCTCGGCGATTTCTTTGAGGTTGACCCCTCCACGGTCTGCGAGTACACCGGCCTGATCGACAAGAACGGGAAGAAGATTTTTGAGGGGGATATTGTTGAGGGCATTGACTTCTCCGCAGAAGATGGGTATGGAGTCGTGCAATGGGATGATGGCGCGTTTGAAGTGGTTGGAAATGATATTTGTGGCACATTCCACGAAAACTATTGGGGAAAGTACTTTGAGGTCATCGGCAACAAATTCGATGGAGGAAAAGATGATAGTCAATGAACAAAGGGAAGTGAAACTTGTAAACTGCTGTAATGCGATTTATGCTGAGGACGAGCTAATTAACGCTGCGCTATGGTATAGTGATAAACCGATTTGCAGTACAAAGAAAATAGTTTTACGTAGGAACTATCCATCAATTTGCATTTACGATAAAAAAATTGGGATTCATAGATTACTCATGATGTACTGGCTACAAGGAGAAATACCGGATGGATATGTTGTCCACCACATCAACGAAAACAAGTTGGATGCACGAAAAAAGAATTTGGCCCTTGTCCCATTTACGACACATCAACACTATCATAATGCAGGGAAAACTTTGACAGTTCAGCATCGGGAAAAAATAAGTCAAGCAAATTACAGAAGGTGGGAACGAGTGCGAAAAGATAGCATCCACGACGGGGAGGGCGGACAGCGTGAGGAGGGATAGCCTTTGACCAGCCAAGGAATAGAAACATTTCTCTCCTATCTACGAGAAACCGAGCAACGATACCATATGTCCGAAGTGAACGAGCAGGAAGCAAATAATGAGACTCAGGATATCCTACATAGCTTGGAGCTTCAGGATCATGACTATCACGACTTTGCTCGTCTATCGAAGGAGCTGAGAGGAGTCCGCCAGAAAAGACGGGCTGCAAAAGACACTATGAGTGAGACGGCCCCGGTGCTTGATTGGATAGACCAAAACCGACCAACAATCAAGAGCCTTGAACGACTCCTGGGTGATGTGCGGAAAGCTGAGAAGAGTACTGCCAATCGAATCTATACCCCCAGGACGAGGAGGGATAGCCCTTGAACGAGTTCAAGGATAGGCTGCGAAAACTGAGAGAAAAAGAGCGGCCCGTTATCAGCATGAGAGTAAAATCTGAACTTATAGGACTTGGAAGTGATTCATTGCGCAGATACGAGCGAGGCGAAAGGGAGCCTAAGCTGACTGAACTGAAAAAGATAGCAAATCACTATCATGTTAGCCTGGATTATCTCTGTTGGGACGAAGGAGAGCAAGAACCAAAACTTTAAGCATATCGCAATAATATTTTATAAGCGCCTCCGTTTGGAGGCGTCATACACAAAATACATGCGACAATGGGAGCATGGGGGCATACCCTGTGCTCCCTATCTCTTTCTCCTTCTTCCTGCACCCGTCGGGAAGTGCAAATAAAAACCGCCCCACTAGGGGGCGGAATCTCCAAATCGTTCAACTGGAATATTTAATGCATTGGCCAGTCTGATGGCTGTTTTAACCTCGATCTGACCGAGGTCGATCTCTCCGGACTCATATTTCGCAATAGACCGTCGGCTGGTTCCGGCCATATCTCCAAGAGCCTGCTGGGTCAGACCGGCGGATTTTCTGATGGATTTAAATTCCTGCCCTGTCATATTTACTCCTTCCAAGGGAGCTCACGCCCGTTTTTATAGCACCAGCCCTTGTTCTCGTCGTATTTGATATAGCTGTAATCATTGAGAGAATGAGCCAGTTCTGCTCGATAGGTTTGTTCATCGCTAAAATAAACGCAGCCATCCTCGTCCTGCTCAATCCAGTATCCGTTTCCATCATAAATTGTCTTCATATCATTTACCTCCTTGGATTTTCCATCTTGATAGTATTATTATATGCCTTTTAATTCGCATTTTCAATTGACGAAACAAACAAAAATGTGACTTTTGATTCTCACATTTGCACAATATGCCTCTCCTCGCCGCATGAGGCGGGCGGTGGCACCATTGAGCGGTGGCGGAATAAGGTAGACGCTGACTGGTAGGGGGACACACTCGGTGGAAGTCCGGGGGGCCTGGTGGTTAGGTAAACACGCCCTATGGAACCACGCTGTGAGGTGCAAATCCTCACCCGCTCAAACAGGCCCGCGGCAAGCCTGACCAAACCCGCAGCATACCCCGAAAGGGGTATATATGCCGCACCGCAGTCGCAGGAGACGGGGGCGGGGAGAACAACAGATGAAAGACAGAATAAAACGCCATAGAGTAGGAGAAGTATCCAGCAAGTATGGATATAACCCAGAGCAGTTCAACAAGGACCTGGAAGTGCGCAAGGCCCGATCGGATGCGCTGTGGGCAGACTTCCTGGAGTGGATGAAATTACACAGGATCACGCCGGATGAAGCAAGGCTGCTGCTTGTTCGACTGTATGAGGAGTATTTGGAGTAGGTGGTGAGCCCATTGTGGCAAAAGGCAAATATCAACGGTGGCTGGAACCGGATGGGCTTCTGCTGCTTGAGGGATGGGCCAGGGATGGTCTGACTGACGAGCAATTAGCCGGGAAGATGGGTATAAACCCAGCAACTTTGTATGACTGGAAGAACAAATACCCTAAGATTTCCGAGGCCTTAAAAAAGGGCAAGGAAGTTGTAGACATACAAGTAGAAAATGCACTGTTAAAGCGCGCACTTGGGTATGACTATCAGGAACAAAGAATCGAAAAGTCTGATAAAGATGGGACGAAGATCATCCAGACAATCCGCCACATCCCAGCTGATACCACCGCTCAGATCTTCTGGCTCAAAAACCGCAGACCTGACAAGTGGAGGGATAAGCCGGAAGTGTCGGCACTGCCTAATGATGCGATTAAAGAGGACGGGCTTAGTCAAAGCCTGCGGGAAATGGCGGAGGAGTTGGAGAGCGACGCATGATTTCGGAAAAGCAAAAGAAAATCCTCGCCTTTCCCTACTCCAAGTATGACGCCATTATCTGCGACGGTGCTGTCCGTTCTGGCAAGACCTCTATCATGATGTGGGCGTTTGTAGGCTGGGCCATGCGGGAGTTTTCCGGCCAGCGGTTCGGCATCTGCGGCAAGACCGTGGATTCTGCATCGAAGAATATCATCGTTCCGCTCATCTCCATGTCGCTGGCGAAGGAACGTTACACCCTGCGCTGGCGGCGGGCAGAGAAGATTTTGGAAGTGCGGCGGGGGGCCGTGACCAACTTCTTTGAGGTGTTTGGCGGAAAGGATGAAAGTTCTTTCATGCTCATCCAGGGTCGCACGCTGGCTGGCGTACTGCTGGACGAGGTGGCCCTGATGCCCCGCTCCTTTGTGGAACAGGCGCTGACCCGATGTAGCGTGGACGGGGCGAAGCTGTGGTTCTCTTGCAACCCTGACAGTCCGCAGCATTGGTTTTACTTGGAGTGGATCAAGCGCCATAAGGAACGTAATGCTCTGTATCTCCACTTCGAGATGACGGACAATCCCGGCCTCAGTCAAAAAACCTTGGAGCGGTATCAATCCATGTTTGCCGGGGTGTTCTATGACCGCTACATCCGGGGCCTGTGGGTCGTGGCGGAGGGGCTGGTTTATCCGATGTTCAATATGGACAAGCACGTCATCCACGGAAATCCAGACGGCCCGGGCGTGTATTACATATCCATCGACTACGGCACCGCAAACCCCACGGCAATGGGCCTTTGGCGAGTCCACCATGGCGAGGCAGTCATGATGGCGGAGTATTACTATGACGGGCGGGCTATGCGGCAGCAGAAAACCGACGAGGAATATTATCAAGACCTGGAGGAGTTCGCCGGGGGCAAGAAGATAGAGCGTGTCATTGTTGATCCTTCGGCGGCCAGCTTCAAGGAGTCCATCCACCGGCACGGAAAGTTCGCCGTGTGGGATGCCGACAACTCTGTGCTGGATGGTATCCGGCTGACGGCCACTCTTCTTCAGGATGGGCGGCTAAAGTTCCACGAAAGCTGTGAGAATACATTTCTGGAATTTCAATCCTACATGTGGGATGGGGATGCCGGAGAGGACAAAGTCATCAAAGAGAACGACCACGCCATGGATATGATAAGGTATTTTGCTAATACGGTTATGTGGAGAGAGATCGCATGAGCATTTTCACTGGCCTGTGGGGCCGTTTGAAAAACTTCATATTTCCCCAGGCGGTGACACAGAGAGAGTTTGGCGTCCGGCCTGCAACAGGGCAGACCATGGAGCGGAATATCAATCTGTGGTATGCCATGTACATCAATCAGCCGCCGTGGGCCGTTCCGCCTGTGGTGCCGATGGGGCTGCCGGCGGCGATCTGCCGGGAGTTGGTGAGGCCAACGTTGTCTGAACTTACGGTGAGTATTGCCGGGAGCACAAGGGCAGAATATTGCAACGAGCAGTTCAAGGCGGCGCAGGAAAACCTGCTTCGCCAACT